GTTTGTCACAGGCAATTGTTGGTTATTGGTGGACTCTGATGTTTTTTTCCTTGATACTCCCAAGTTAAACAATGTTAGTGCCACTGTAAGAAGCGATCCTACACCTGTGGACATTGGTAACAGAATGTACTGTCAGTATATGCTGGATTGTGATCAACCCTGGGTAATAGATCCCGATCAATATTGGTGTTTGAGCAGTGTTCCTTTTAGACAGTTGGATAGAACTTTGTTACAAACTCTTCGCAGTAGAATACAATCAATCCATTGTAAAAATACATTCGATTTACATATAGATCTTTTTGAATCAGACAAATTAGTTGCCTATGATCCCGATGCTAACAAAATGGTCATGAGTGAATTTCAACTAATCGAAATATTTAGACACAGATACAGTAACCAACAACTACCCGTTGGACTACATACTGCAAGCAATTTTGAACACACATCTATCAAAGATTGGCAACAACCTCGTGAATGGTTTGAAAACAAAAAAATAATTGTGATGGACAACCACTGGAATGCTGTGCAACAATTTGGAAAACATCATGTCTAAACTTTATACATTTGGATGTAGTTTTACACAGTATTGGCGTTGGCCAACCTGGGCTGACGCATTGGGACAACAGTACGATCAATTTGAAAATTGGGGTCTGTGCGGTGCAGGCAACAGTTACATTCTTTGGAGTCTTGTTGAGTGCAATCAGCGCAACAACTTAGGACCCAGTGACGACATTTGGATAATGTGGACCAACACCAGTCGTGAGGATCGTTATGTACAGGATCGCTGGCTAGAAGGCGGCAACGTTTACTGGACAGCAGGCAGTGAACTGCCTTCAGAATATGTTAAGAAGTTTGCTTGCGAACGAGGATACTTGATCAGAGACCTGGCCAACATTGCAGCGGCCAAGCAATTGCTGGAGCACTGGGGGTGTCGTTATAAATTTTTAAGTATGGTACCATTTAGTCAAACCAATGAACAAACTGGGTTGGGCTACAACCCCGACGACAATTCCAGCGAAGATCAGGACGTTAGAGCACTGTATCAATCAGTTTTAAGTTGCGTAGAGCCCAGCGTATTTGAAACTGTGTTCAATAATCAATGGTTCAATCAAGGTGGCATACCCGATCAATACGATCCAAAACGCAGAGATTTTCATCCTACACCCCTGGAGCATGTTGAATACCTTGATCGAATCGTGCCCGGAATAATCAATAACGATACAAGAAATTGGATGAGCAATTGGCAACAACAAGTGTTGAATAAATCATCAAATTGGCCAGAACCCAATCGACCAAAAAGACTATAATGGAATTTAAAACATCAGGACCCAACCAGTATCGTGTGCAGTACGACAGCTGGATGGACGGCGGCGGAACCTGGTTTGGTCAAGAATACGCCGCTGTGCTCCAGCAAAGATACAATCAAAAATTTCAACGCTGCTATGAATGGTGCGCCGGACCAGCCTACATTGGGTTTGATTTATTAGATCACGGTATCTGTCAAAGCTTATGTGTTAGCGATATCTACGACTTGGCCATACAAAGAGTTAAAGAAACAGCAATTATTAACTCACTCAACAATGTGTCTGCATACACCACCGACACCGTGATAGGACTTCCTGCACACGAAAAATTTGATTTAGTGGTAGGCAATCCGCCACATTTTCTCGAGTGCCCAGGCGATTCAAATTATCAACGCATAGCTGTTGATACGGAATGGCATGCTCATCGAGAGTTTTTTGCCAACATTGGTAAACATTTGCTGCCCGATGCTGTGATTCTACTACAGGAAAATCAAGCAGGGTCGTTGCGCAGAGAACAAGAGTTTGAATCAATGATTTTGGCATCGGGTCTGGAAATAACAGCAGTTTTCAACAGTCCCAAACACTACACACCCAACCATTATACTCAGATCTACTACATAGAGATCAGGCAAAAATAAATTGCCTTTATCGTTGACTGAGCTAAATACTTTCGCATATACTTACAGCATATGCACAGGCAACATCTAAATTTAGATACAGGCATATACATAGGCAACATTTTTAAGGAGAACGACTATGGCATCTTTAGCAGAAATTCGAGCACGTCTACAGGCAGCTGAAAACAAACAAGGTGGTCAATCCACCGGCGGAGATCGATCAATTTATCCGCATTGGAATATGGAGGAAGGTCAATCGTGCACCATTCGATTCCTCCCCGACAGTAACTCAAAGAACACATTTTTCTGGGTGGAACGTCAAATGATTCGCTTGCCATTTGCTGGCATCAAAGGCGAAATGGATTCAAAACAAGTTATGGTTCAAGTACCTTGCATTGAAATGTGGGAACCCAATGCTTGTCCAATCTTGGCAGAAGTTCGCACTTGGTTCAAGGACAAGAGTCTTGAAGAAATGGGTCGCAAATACTGGAAGAAGCGTAGTTATATCATGCAAGGGTTTGTTCGCGAGAATCCCATTGCTGATGACACTACTCCAGACAACCCCATTCGCAAGTTTATTATTGGTCCTCAGTTGTTTGCAACTATCAAGGCAGTGTTGATGGATCCAGAAACCGAAGAACTACCCACCGACGCATTGCGTGGTTTGGACTTCCGTATCACTAAAACCAGCAAGGGTGGTTATGCTGATTACTCTACTTCAAAGTGGGCACGTAAAGAAAGCGCACTCACTGAAGCTGAACAGGCAGCAATTGAAACACACAACCTGTATGATCTAAGCACTTTCCTGCCAAAGCGACCAGGAGATGTTGAACTCCGAGTCATCAAAGAAATGTTTGAAGCAAGTGTAGATGGTCAGCCTTACGACGCTGAGCGGTGGGGTCAATACTTCCGTCCTGCTGGTGTTCAAGCACCTGCTGGTGCATCATCCACGCCTATAGCAGATGACGACGCTCCTGCGGCCAAACCTACACTCAAAGTGGTAACACCTGCACCCGCAAGTGACTTTGACGAGGATGAAACACCTGTGGCAACTGCTCCTGTGGCAAAACCTGCAGGCGGCAGTCAAAAGGCCGAAGATATTTTGGCCATGATTCGCGCACGTCAAGCCAAATAATGCGAACTGCTCTGGACACAGAGTTGTTTCCAGATCTTTGTGAAGTGGTAGCAATGCCACTTCACAATCAATGTGTTTATCTAATTCAGAAAAACGGAAACAGCAGTTTGAGACTTCAGCAAGCAAGAGATAATCTTGCTGTGTTTACCAATGACCAGATTCGGGCACTTGACCATGTGGATGTCTACATACGCAACCCCCGAGCCAGATATGTCAGTGGAGTTAACACATACCTGCAACATCTTCAACGCGATCACCCTGAATTAGACTTTTATACTGCATTATGGTTTGCCAAGAGATACAAGTTTTTAAACACACACTACTTGCCACAGTTTCACTGGTTGGCAAATCTTTCTCGCTACCTACATAGTAACGCAAAAATACGTATTAGAGATTTTAGAGATTTTAATAAAATAACTGATATTAAATCTCGAGCAGAAATAGTGCCACCCACAACAGAATTCATCGATCAGTTACTAACTGATAATACCAATCTGGAACTATGGTTATATATAGATCAAATTTTGCTAGATTTGGCAGGACAAGAAATGACCTGGTTGGAATTGTTGGACTATTACCAACGCAATTATAAAAATATCATTGGACATGTATTGCCCAAGACTTGATCATTTTGTGAGATTCAATCCCAACGGAACTGTGAGTCGTTGTGGTCACATGGTCTCGCCTCCACAGTTTGCATCATTGGAAGCAATGGAATCAAGTGAATGGCTTGCTAGTATCAAAAGTACACATAGTCCAGTAGAATGCATACGTTGTCAACAGACTGAATCTTTTGACGGAACCAGTATCAGACTCAATGCTATTGCATTTGATCAACAACAAACACAATCGGACTATTTGATTGTTGGTGGAGTGTTGGATAATATCTGCAATAGTGCATGTTTGAGTTGCAATGAACAATTAAGTACTAAGATCGGTAGTCTACGGAGCAAAACATATCCCATAATAGACAACAGCCATGCATTTTGGCAACTGCCATTGCACCGTGTTGTACATTTGGATATCAATGGTGGAGAGCCCAGTGCCAGTAAGAATTACAAACACATACTGGCAAATCTTCCCAACAACATTGTCAGTGTTAGACTCAATACCAATGGTTCAACTGTGTTGACAGAATTAGAACCACTGGTTCAACGTGGCATACAAGTTACTGTCACAGTGAGTTTGGATGGAATTGGAGCTGTACACGATCGTGTGAGATGGCCAGTTCAATGGGATCGATTTTACAAAAATCTAATGGTCTATCAGTCTATGAAATTACACGAACTAAATACCTGGACTACAGTCAGCGCATTGAATATAGGCGACTTTGAAAATATAAAGAAATTTGTTGAAGAACACGACCTGTTGCATAGTTGGGCTTTATTACAACAACCTGATCCAATTAATGTAAGATACACAAACTCAATGACTCAACCATACACTGGTACTTTCCCAGGACAAGTGGCTGTTGATAGGAATAATCAAATTGAGTTGAATAAATTTATACAAAATCAAAATCAATTGAGAGGAATCACATGAGCATGTATTTTCGTGTACTGGATTGTCCCAACTATGAAGAAATCAACAACGACCTACGCGATTATGTTGTCAAATACACAACACTACTAACACCGACGGCGCAGGGATCCTATCAATATGCAAACTTTCCAGATAAGTATGGCAAAAATATCTCACACTTTGTGCAATCCAATCCCAAATTGATCAATTATTTACGGTCTCTTGACATGGTTATAAGAGATGCATATTTTACATTGGCCTGGGAAACAAACGTGCTGGGCTATCCTGAGTCTAGTTGTCCTATACATTTAGATAAACCGCCGGTGGGTTGGAAATTGAATTGGCCGATTTTCAACATGGAACGAACATGTGTGAGATTTTATCATCCAAATAATCCTGATGTAGATGTCAACACCTTGGTAACAAGAACAGGTGACCCTGACAGCAAAGATAGAGACAGATACATGCTGGCCTACAAAGATTTTTATGAAGTTGAAAGACACGACTTTGCTCGCAATCAACCGATTATTATGTATGGACAGGTGGGACACGACATTGGATTTTATCCAGATCCTGTGTTTCCTAGAATTGGACTTCAGGCAATGTTTTTTAAAGAACCAACGCATTTGTTATGAAAATAGCTATCACAGGTGGAACTGCTGGTATCGGCCTGGCCCTAGCCAATGCATATCAAAGTCGAGGACATGAAATCGTGGCACTAAGTCGACGCACAGGACATAATATACGTGTGACGCCAAAAGTTGCAGATGCAATACAACCCTGTGATATGTTTGTCAACAATGCACAAGCAGGATATGCACAGACTGACTTGTTGTTTGAAATGGCCAAACGATGGCAGGGCACAAACAAACATATTGTAGTAATCAGTACTATGATGACACAAGATCCCATCAGCGTGTTGCCTGGTATTGACATGACCGAATACCGTGTGCAAAAAGTTGCACTTGAAGAAGCAGTGCAACAACTGCGACACCATCACTTAGGAATTCAAATCACACTGGTTCGTCCCGGCGACATAGCCACCAGCAGTGACAAAACAGTACCGCCTTCGGCAGATGTGGAGTCCTGGGCCAGTGTGTTAGTAAGCACATTGGAGATGGCACAGGCAAACAATTTGGTCATACCAGATATCAGTTTGGGACCAGCATGGCAATGACACCTAGAGACATGCTAACCAATCCACGTTTTTGTCCCATGCCTTGGACTGGTCTCATGTACAATTTTGATGGTGCAGTGAAAAACTGTATTCGCAGTGGTGGTGCGCTTGGTAACATCAAAAATCAAGGCATAGAATCAATTTTGACTGACAACAATCGCCCCAGGCAACAGCAAATCGTAGATCAACAACCTGTACCAACTTGTCACACTTGCTATGATTTGGAACGTGGAAAACGTGGTTTTGATCACATCAGTGATCGTGTTTTTTACATACGTGAGTTAAAAAAAACGCCGGTTGATACCTATCAAATTGGCCGTTTTGATCTACAGACCATTGATGTACGTTGGACAAATTTGTGTAATTTTGCCTGCGTGTATTGTGGTCCAGAATTCAGCAGTCGCTGGAGTGAAGAATTAAAAGTACAGCACTCTGTGCCTGATCAACTGCAACTGACCAATTTTAGAAACTATATCTATGATCATGCTGATCAATTACAGCATGTATACCTAGCAGGCGGGGAGCCGCTGTTGATGAAGGAAAATTTAACATTATTGGAAAAACTAAATCCCGGTACCAATATCAGAATAAACACTAACCTAAGCAAAGTTGACACCCGAGTGTTTGAAGCCATTTGTCAATTTCCAAACGTGCATTGGACAATCAGTGTGGAGACCATGGCCGAAGAATTTGAATACATTCGATACGGAGGGTCCTGGCCAGACTTTTTGGAAAATCTAAAAACAATTAAAAAGTTAGGTCACCGGATATCCTTTAACATGTTGCATTTTTTATTGAACTACAACTCAGTATTTGATTGTGTGGACTTCTTAAAAGGTCAAGGATTCCATAACAATAGTTTTGTAATAGGTGCGCTGTTGACTCCAGAATATCTAAACATTAGACATTTACCACAAACTGTGTTAAACTCTGTAAAGAGAAAGTTGCAGGACAGGATTAACCAAAAGCCCAGTTACCTTCTTGAAGACAGTTATAGAAATATGCTACACTATATTGATATACCTTTTGAGAAAAACATTAAACAATCAATTGATACACTATCTGAAATGGATCGGCGTAGGGGCATAGACAGCAGGGCAATTTTTAAAGATTTTTATAAGGACATTAATCATGGCAAAACCATTTGACGTAAGCAAATTCCGCAAGGAAATTACCAAGAGCATCGACGGACTGTCAATCGGCTTTAACGATCCCACAGACTGGATCTCAACAGGCAACTATGCACTAAACTATTTGATCTCAGGAGACTTTAATCGTGGAATTCCACTAGGCAAGGTCACTGTGTTTGCTGGTGAATCGGGTGCCGGTAAAAGCTATATATGCTCAGGAAATATTATTAAGAATGCCCAAGAACAAGGCATCTTTGTTGTTCTTATTGATTCAGAAAACGCACTTGATGAAACTTGGTTGCATGCTCTAGGCGTGGATACCGCAGAATCAAAACTGTTGAAACTGAGCATGGCCATGATTGATGACGTGGCCAAAACTATCTCAACATTCATGAGTGACTATAAAGCTCTGCCCGATGGCGAACGACCCAAAGTTCTGTTTGTTATCGACTCTTTGGGAATGTTGCTGACACCCACGGACATCAACCAGTTTGATAGCGGTGATCTCAAAGGCGACTTGGGACGAAAACCCAAAGCACTCACAGCATTGGTTCGTAACTGTGTCAATATGTTTGGTAGTTACAACGTGGGCCTGGTATGTACCAATCACACATACGCAAGTCAGGACATGTTTGATCCTGACGATAAGATCAGCGGCGGTCAAGGATTTATCTATGCATCAAGTATTGTGGTGGCCATGAAGAAACTCAAACTCAAAGAGGACGAAGATGGCAACAAAGTCACTGATGTCATGGGTATTCGTAGTGCCTGTAAAGTAATGAAAACACGCTATGCCAAACCCTTTGAAGGTGTTCAGGTCAAGATTCCTTACGAAACAGGCATGAATCCATACTCGGGTCTTGTAGATCTTGCTGAAAAGAAAGGCTTCCTTAAGAAAGACGGCAACCGACTGGCTTATACCACGCTCGACGGCGAAATTATCAAGTTTTTCCGCAAAGGTTGGGAATCAAATGAAAACGGCTGTCTTGACGTTGTGATGGCAGAGTTTGGAAAACGCAAGGAAGAGGTAACTACTGTTGAGGAGGAGTCTGAATGAGTGAAACTATTGCAAGTGAAATTTGGGGCGAGCTTAAACGTTACATAAACACAGTGGATCGCAACGAAGCGGCAGAAACTGTGGTTCAAATTTTAATGGACAATGATAGTGATGTTGAAGATATTCGTGATGCTTTCAAAGGTGATAGCGATATCAAACGTGCGTTGATTTCGTATCTTGACAACGATCGAGATTACGAAGAAGAAGATG